TACGTAATCATAAGGACGTACATTGAATCTGTATGTGTAGTTTCCACCGGTTTGTGATACGTCATAAGGAACAACTTGCATCCTTCCTTTAACCTCATCTTCGACGTAGATATCTACATCCAATTCCATAGATGAAAAGTAACTAGTACCTGTTAATACAACCTCGTAGGTTGCTCCTCTTTGATACACCATATCCACAGCTCTTCTGAGTTGGGTATTTGAGTTTACGCCGTTTGCGTATAATGATTGATATCCAAATGACATATTAAATTCCTTCTATTACGTTTATCAAATCGTCAAATGCTTGTTCTCCAATGATTTCGATAATTCTGTCATCATCCATAATCATTTCAAATGCTACATCCAAGAAATTTGATGGTCTTATTCCAAACTTTTGTATATTTTTTTGTATTGCGAAAGCAAAACTTCTTCTTGTTATATACCTACCTCTTTTATCTCTACCCGTTAGTTTTCTATCTTTAATCCATTGTTCCAACGCTGAGATGGGTACACCTTTCTGACCTGGTACCCTTCCCGATTGAACAAACTGTGCGTAATCTTCCATAAACACAGATAGAACGGTTTCATTTCTCTTTTGAACGGTAGTTACACTAACTGAATTAACAAGTTTTCCACTGGCAACCTTATTTGACAAACCTTGATATTTGGCAAAACCAAATCTATATCTCTTTTCTTCAAGAGATTTCTTTAAGATTTGTTCAAGTATCGGTGCTATTGCTTCTAAATCCATTAGTTAGTTGTTCCTGATATTTGTATGGGACCTGTCCATTCTTCTGTTAAAAGAACTTCTTGTATCTCCTCTATATTATAAATAGATGATTTTGAATTTAGAGTGCTGACGAAAGATGGTTCATCACCATCCCATTTGATAATACCTTTTGAACCATCAAATGATTTTCTCATTGTATCCGCCGAGGTTGTTAAAATCTGTGAAAAATCAATTTTATCAATCTCTGATAAATCAAATATTAAATATTTTTTAGTATCCATATCTTCCTTTAAAATAATCCCAAATTGAAGTTAATTCTGAATCAGATAATGAACGATTATAAACCATTACAACTGACATATTTCCATCAATATAATCATCAAGTCCGTTACCAATATTTGTCATACCAACCAATAACCCACTCTGTGGTTGAACGTTAAGAGTTCCTGAAGGTGAGTTTGTTCCAATTGAACTGTTGTTTATGAACATCTCTCTTTGATTTGATGTTTTATTAAATCTTGAAACCATTCCATACCAAGTATTGGAATTAACTGTTGTGGTAACCGAGAAATCTGAACCATACCAATATGTTACCAAACCTTCGGTTTCAAATGGTGGTCCCAATGTTCTGAATCCAAGATATTGTCGAGTATTTCCAAATGTACCATAACCAAGTATACCATCTCTACGACTTGCAGTATCTTTCTTTATAAATGCAATAAGGGTATATGCGGTATTACCTGTTGGCATATTACTAACAGATGCGAATGATACATAATCATTCACACCATCAAATACGATTGAACCACCATTACTACTACTGTAAGTTGGACCATTATTTAATGTTCCGTGGTTACCATTTCCTGAAAGGTCATACCAAGTGGTACCTGAGCCAGGATAAGATGAACTATTACCCGCATCTAAGTATAATGTAATACCACTTAAACTAAATGGTAATGTGGTTGCGGTTGGTGTTAATGTTGGTGTAGGGGTTGGTGTACTTGTTAAAGTTTGAGTTGGTGTGGGTGTTGGTGTACTGGTACTTGATGGTGTGGGCGTAGAAGTAGGGGTGGGAGTTGGTGCAACTCCCCCTACCTCTTGATTTCTAAATCCAAATGGTGAAAATATCATTAAATTAGATTTTTAACACTTGCCAAGTACAAATCACTACTGTCGAATGATACTAATGTAATCACGTCCACACCTGTAGTTGTAGTTGGAACATATTGTGAACCACTTGGTTGTTTAACTGAACTTGGGAATGATACAGTTGCGGAACCTGTGGTGTTTAATTTTACGTTTATGGTTTGACCAGGTTTAATATTTGAAGGTTCAATTCTTGTGTCAGTTCCTTCAACCAATTGTAATGTGAAGAAGTTACCGTTATCCAAGTTCAATGATGCGGTGTTTGAACTGATTGTTAATCCACCCACATTACCTTGAATAGAACCCGTTACAACGGTTTTCTCGACATCGATGGTATAAGTTGTTACACCACCACTATTTCTCAATTGTACAAAACCTGTGGTACCTCCATTGGTAACTTCTGCTCTTTGTTGTGTATAGTTTGAACCTGTATCAACAGTTGATGACCAAAGTGATTGTGATGCCGGTGTATTTAAGTTGAAGTTATCAATGTTTAAAGTGTTAACTGATGATGCGTTCAACTTAACAAAGTTCTCCATTGCTTGTGGGAAGAATGTTCCACCATTGAATACAATCTCATTGTTAAATTGTGCTTGACCACCACTTACAACTAATCCACCACCTTTTACTTGTAGAGTACCGGTTACGTTTAATGAACCCGTTAAGTTCATAGAACCTGAGGTAGAGTTACTTACAAGTTCCAATGAACCTGATTGAACCATACCACTTCTTACGTGGAACTGACCTGAAGAAGATACATACAATGAAGTTCTTCTACTTCCATTTGCGGTACCTGTACCTAATGCAAATTTTGTTAGTGATGCGTCAGATAATACACCTGTTTCGTTAAATGAACCTAAGATTACAGTTGAAAATGGAGTTGCGGTTGCTACTGTAACACCATCTGGATGTGATGCACTTACTACTAAGTTTGTACCATATATTATTGAATTATATAATGAACCACTGTTACTTACATCGGTTGAACGATGAGTATTGGTGATTCCACCAATAATATTATTAGAAAGTAATTTACTAAGAGTACTTGTTGAAGGTCCTGTTACGTTAAAAGTTTGTGTTCCACCGGCAATAGTGTTGTTTTGTATTTGTAATAATCCCGCAGTCGGTGTTGACGTATTATTAATAGTTGCGTTTGTTGAATTGACACTATTATTAGTTAAACTCGCATATGAACCGGTTCCTGTATTAGTAACAAGTAAGGTACCTTGAATATTGTTTTGGAAAATTTGTGGGTTTGTGGTACCACTTGTTGAATAACTTGCCGCACCTTGAGTAATAACTGTAAGGTTACCATTAATATTATTATTTTGAACTGATGCTGGTCTGTATTGTTGGCTCGTATTTAATTGAATAGTACCAGCAATATAGTTATTTAAAATTGATGGTGTTACACCAGCAACACTACTTGTTGAGAAAACATATCTATCAGGGGAAGTACCCAAGTTAACGTTACCTCTATAGATTGGAATTGGTGCTAATGATGAAGTACTAAATTGTGGTGGAATTCCAACAAAGTTATTGTAAGAACCACTTGGTATTCTAAAAACATAATCATTAGTATTAGTTGTTGCCCTTCCAAGAATAAAGTTATTAGAACCCGATATTTGTAAACTTTGAGATACTGTGGTTCCCGCGTTTAATGCTGAGAATATTAAGTTATTGTTACCCGTGTTTGATGCGGTAATATAGTTAAATCCTTGAGTACCAAATGGTAAATCAAAGAAGTAATTTCCTTCTCTAAATGTTGCACTACCTGATACATTCAAACTACCTGTAATATTCTCTGTTCCAAAGAAGTTATTTGAACCTGTAGTTGCCAAATAACTTACATCAGGAGTTGGTGCCCAAGATGCGGATACCGCATTTTGTGCTTGAGATGATGACACCGCAAAATCAGCGAATGAAGATGTTACTGCGTTCTGTGCTTGTGATGAACTAACTGCGTAATTAGAATAACTTGACGTTACTGAATTCTGAGCTTGAGATGAACTCACAGCGAAATCAGAGAACGATGAACTTATCGCATTTTGTGCCAATGAAGAACTCACCGCAAAATCACTGTAACTTGATGATACAGCGTTTTGTGCTTGTGACGAACTTATTGATGTTTGTGCGAAACTTGAACTAATTGCAGTTGATGCAAATGAAGAGGAAACTGCAGTGTCAGCATTCTGTGCGTAAGAAGAAGACACCGCCGTGTCAGCATTGGTTGCGAATGATGAGGAGATTGCAGTTCCCGCATTGGTTGCGAATGAGGATGATACAGCACTCTGAGCAAAACTTGAAGAGATTGATGTATCTGAATTTATTGAATGAGATGAACTAATTGCTTGAACTGCGTGTGATGCAGATGTTGCGGTAGATGCGTTACCCAATAATGAACCTGTAATACCGTTTGTAACAGATAAAGAACCTGATACATCAGTTTTAATTTTCATTGTGATAACAGTATCGTCATCAGTTATATTAGAATCATATAAGTGGTCAGAACCCTGACCTCTAATAATTGTATTTAAAGTTGGATATGGTTCGTCACCAAGTGAACCGGTGTTTCTTGGTCCTGACATTAAACCAGCACCTGCGTATGAAGAACCACTTACATTTTCATAAACCCAATGGTCCTTTTGTGAATCCCAAAGTAAAGATGCAGTAGCGTTAGATGAACCTGAATCGTATGCCACCAATCCACCAAATCTTTGAGCAGGTACTGCGATGTTTACCGCTATGGTGTTACCACTTACAACAATCTGTGAAGATGTAACATAAGTAATTGATGCCGAGGTTGCGTATACGGTTCCTGTTACGTTTAATGAACCTGATATTGTTTGAGTTCCTTGGAATACGTTAGAACCGGTATTTGCGTAACCCAATTCAGTTCCGTTCTTATTTACCCATTGTCCGTATGCACCTGATACGTATGTTAGAACATCACCAACTGCCGGTGTTGTAATATCAACGTCGTGAAGTTCTGATAATTCATAACCATTATCAACGGTTAGATATATTGAACCATTGTTTGTGTTATCACGTAATACCTGACCCAATCTAACTTCGTGATATGGTGCCGGTACTGATGATGTTGTGTATTGACCTGAAGAAGATAGATATAACAAACTACCCGCAGCCATTCCATTGGTATTAACACCAAGAACTTTACCTTGAACAACAACGTTAGCAAATCCATTTGGTGCAACATCCTCACTCAACATACCTAAGGTATTTGCTGAGTTTTGGTCATTCTCCCAAGATGCTATGTTGATTAGTGGGTTATCACCATTTGCGCCAACGATTCTTACAACAGTACCTCTTGATAAGGTTGTAATTGCGTCACTCTTACATCTTACAATTACATCGTTTGCGATAGATGCGGTTGCGGCATTGGTTGCGAAAGATGAACTGATGGCGTTTGCTGCCAAAGATGAACTAATTGAGTTGGTTGCGAAAGATGCACTAACCGCATTGTTAACGTTGTTAACAGTTACAGTATTGGTTGTACCATTTCCTTTTGTTACAGTGATTGTTGCGCTTGTTCCTGTAACACTTGTTACAAATGAACCACTCTCGGTTTCTGTAACGTAAGAACCTGTTTTACTGATAAGGTCATTTACCTTTGTATCGTTTGATGAGGTATATGCGTTGAAACTACCAGTATTTAGTTTCTGATTTATTTGTAATTGTAGAGAACCTGTAATGTTCTCAATTGAATCTAATCTATTGTTTTGTGCTAAATCCGTCGTCGCGATTGAACCCGATAACGTAGTAAGCGATGAAGTAGTAGCATAACTGCCAGTAGCAGCAATAAGGGAATTAACTTTAGCATCGTTTGAACCTGTATAAGTGTTGAATGAACCCGTATCTAATTTTTGATTAATTTGTAGTTGGAGTGAACCCGTTTCTTGTTCCAAATTATCCACCCTTCCATCAATCGATGAGGTGAACGCATTCATTGATGATGTGAATGCATTGAATGATGATGTGGTTACCAATGAACCACTATCGATAGTGATACCCGATAATCCACTACCATCTCCTCGGAATGAACCGGTGATGACCATAGATGAGGTTGATGCCAACATCGGTAGTTTATTACCAATACCATCCGTTACATATTGGAGGGTTGAGGTAACTCCCGTATTGGCGTTCTCAAGGTTTAATAATCCTTGATAAGATTGTGATACAAATTGATTCGTTAATTGTCCCATAGTTGTTGTTTGTTATACGTTGTCCCAATCCTGAGATATTGTGTTCCATAATTCTGCCAGTTCTGCCCAAGTACGATGTGTAAATGGTAGTTCTGGTAATTCACATCTGTTATAATCAAATGGTTGTGTTATAGTTAGGTTTAGTGTCCAACCAGCGAGTATCGTTTCAAATCTTTCTAAGAAAGGTTCCACGGTAGCGTTCCACTCACTTTCGTACTCTGATAAATATAAGATTGTGAATATATCTTTGGTAATCTCCAATGTATCTGACATCACATCTCTTTGATTGGAATAATCGTTGTTAACCCTGTCAGTTACAATTATTTGGAAATTATATGTTAATTGGTTTTGGTCCAACACAGTATTACCCGGAACAACGTACATTCTTGTGTACTCAGGTTCCTTTTCTGTTTCAATATCCATCGTCAACTGCGTGATATCCCCAAAACCAAAACTGTTTATTTGTTCGTGTGCTCTTGCTATCTCCTTAAAATCTTGGATTATTAATTTGTAATTAACAAGATTTACACTATCAGGTAATGTTAAACCTGAGAATGGAAGTACACACTCATTATAATCGAATGGTTGTTCCAATACAATATTCAAGGTCCATCCACCCAATATTGTTTCAAATCGTTCCAAGAACGGGATAACCTGTGGTCCCCATTCTGGTTCATAATACCAACTAAAATTACCGTATTGTGCGGTATAAGATTGGTACATAATTGTGAACATATCCTTGGCAATTTCCAAGGTATCACTCATCACATCAGGTTGGTTACTATAATCCTCATTAACTCTATCACATATAATGATTGAGAAGTTGTATAATAATCTATTCTGTGCCAAAGTAACCTGACCCGGTACCACGTACATTTTTGTATATACGGGTTCCTTTTGGGTTTCGATATCCATTGTGATTTGCGTGATGTCACCAAACCCAAATGAGTTTATTTGGGGGTGGTAATACGCCATCCCGCTCATATCTTGGATTATTTGTTTAAAATTGGTAATCATCTATAATTAAATATAAATTTATGTGGAATGACTTCCCATAATTTGTTTTTGGATTCTTGCCATTTCTTTATCATAACTAATCAGGTACGATAACTGGTTCAGAACCTCCATTAATTTCTTTTTGTAGATGTATTCGTGTTTAGTAAAATCGTTGTCAGTAATTTTGTTGACGATAAGAAACCACCCATAGGTTTTTTCGAAGTTACTCTGAATATCATCCTCCACATCATCCATATCAGTTTTAGTTGGGTCCACATCCCTATCTTCGTAATCGAAGATGACGGGGTAAAGTTTAAGAATCTCCTTGCGAATTTGATAAAAAAAAACTGTGCTCCTAATATGTAACTGACATCCAAGTTCTTTTTGAAGAGTTCTGCTCGTTTCTTCATCGATTCCACCTCGTATTCTTCTATCTTGAAATTGTGTTCAGATGTTTGTTCTATTATGGGACGATACATAATTGCACAGATGATATGTAATAAATCCAAAACCTCCTCAGGTTTCTTACTTAATAGTGTATCCATATCCACAAACTCAGCAAAGGTTAAATCCCTCCAATTTGGGAAGAATCCATATTTAACCCCATCCAACTCAAACTTATCTTTGAACTTTACATCATCTTGGGTTGGGAAATTGGACAATATATATGATGCAATGTATTGAATCTCCTGATATCCACCATCCAATAAATCTTCTGTTGGAGCACCTGTTACAATGTTTACCAACTTTGCCGCAAAGTATTGGTCCTCAAATAAATCTTTAATCTTATAGATTTTAACATAATTCTCAATACTCAAATAATCTGGTACCTCATAAGGTACTCCATCAATTTTAAATTTTACTTTACTCATAATCTTGCTATGGCGTATCTGCCACTATTTTTTGGTTTTAATTCGTATATCATTCTCATCATTAATGAATCAGCTAAGTCAGGGGATTTACCCAATATCTTTTTCTGTTCATCCTTACTCATAATTTGTACCTTATTGTCCTTATCCACATCTTTGTATTTGATGGATAATAGTTCTTGGGTTAGTTCTTCCACAACTGATGGTTCAATTATATTAACCGATATCTTTCCCTCTTTAAACATCTCAGATAGTTTTACATAACATTGGGATTTTAAATTAGAATAGTTTTCGTTGTGTAATGGTTTGGAATTGTTAACAAAGTTTTTACCCTTAATTATATCCGCAACACCACCACCGACACCATCACTATCTATAACTATGTTCTGTGGATGAATCCCGTGGAGTTTAACAAGAGATTTTATCTCTTCTGATACCTCTACTACCCCCAACTTGTGAAACACCTTTAAATCGATTAAAATCAATCCAACCCAAATTGAGATAACAGTTCTATCATCACCAAAACGAGCAACGTCAACTGACATAAATTTCATATCGTTGGATGGAGATGTTTTAAATACTGAACTTGTGATACTGTCAAAATCAAATACACTATCGGATTGGTCCAAATAGTTCCAATCACCCTCCAACAATCTCTTTCTTTGTTGTGGGGGTAGTTCTTTCAACATCTCAATATAACTCTCAGGTAAGTGTGGGTTATCGTAAGGAAGGGACGCAATAAATCGTTTATTGCTTGGCAAGTTCTCTTGGATGAATGGTAAATAGAAATCTTTCTTAATCCAAGTATTGGATGGGTTGGCAGTTAATAATATCTTGGGAATTAGATTATATTCATTTAATTTATAACGAATACGAGATTTAATTACCTGATATGCGAGATTACTTACCTGAGCAGCTTCATCAATGAACGCACCGGTTAATTCCAATCCACCCAATGAATCAAAGTTTGGGTCCGAGGGATTGTACTGTAAATCTTTTAATATTATCTCAGAACCATTCTTAAAGGTTATTACATTGGATTGTGCGTTGTATGTGTAATGATTACCTGATGTCAATCCCATTCTCTGTAACGTTTCAAATAACGTATTTAAGGTTGTTAATCTTAATTG